TTTAGCAGTGATTTTAAAAATGAAACAACTGCACCTGTGATCCAATGGATTATCGAAATGAATCTGTTGCCAAAAACACAACAGCCTAAAGAACTTACACTGGTAATTAACAGTCCTGGAGGAAGCGTACATGCAGCATTTGCGCTTATTGACACAATGAAAGGCAGTAAAATTCCTATTCGCACAGTGGGACTTGGACTTATTGCAAGTTGTGGTATTCTTACTTTTATGGCAGGCGCAAAAGGTCGTCGTACCATCACACCAAACACCAGTATCTTATCTCATCAGTACAGTTGGGGAAGTAGTGGCAAAGAACATGAACTGTTTGCAGTGGTACGTGAATTTGAATTGAGCACAGAACGCATGCTTGAACACTACAAAAAGTGTACAGGGATGAATGAGAAAAAGATCCGTGAAATACTGCTACCGCCGCAAGACGTGTGGCTAAGTGCCCGAGAAGCAGTAAAATATTGCATTGCCGATAGAATTGTAGAAGTTTACTAATGACTGTGCTGTTGAATGGCTGCAGTTACGGCTGTGCATGGCAATCGTTTCCTGGTGTAAATCTCAGCATGCCCGGAGGTAGTTTCTATAGAAGTGTTCGCACTACTGTAGAATATGCAGCACTGTACGGCGCACCTGATGCAGTTCTCGTGCCCATAACATTCATAGACAGAGACGAATACGCAAGTGAGATAGCACAGGATAAACCCATAGAAGGACCATATGCCAGCAGTGCAACTGTGCAGGAACTTCGGCAGCTAAACGAAGCGTTCAACTGTTTGCACGACACCAATTACGGTGCATGGGATCGATTTTTTCTTCAGCTGGTGCTTTTTTGTGCATGGTTGGATCAAAACAACATCAAGTATCTCATGTGGGATAGTTGCAACCGGTTTGATAGACAGCACATCCAAGGATATCGTGCTGTAGAAAAACTACGATATGTTGAACAAAACCCAGGCGTAATCGATTTATTTCGGTTTTGTGCAAACCAATACATGCATGAACAAGGCGCACAAAGCCGGGATCCCCTGAGTGTGCGGCCCGAGCATCGACACTATCGGGATCGAGACCATGGCATTCTGCACGAAAAACTCCGTGTGTACATCACCGAAAACAACCTAGGAATTGAACTATGAGAATACTTACACTTGATAATCAAGCATATGAAATGAACGACATACCAGACGAAGTAGACGACTTGCGTTTTGCTATACTAGACAACAGCAATCCACAAGATCCAGACTATTTCTTTATTCCCTTGATCTTTCTTGAAAGCTTTAACAGTCCTGCAGTGGTATTAAGCATAGGCGATTGTAAAATTCGCATGCCCATTGATTGGAAAATATTGATAGGAGACAGAGACATAGGCGATTTGGAAATGCTTAATTTCAGCAGTTTAAATGACAGAGGCTTTGATGCATTTGTGTTTAATCCAATTGGAGATTTTCGTCACAACTATCTACCCGTTAATATAGTGGACATATACACAGAAGTAAAATGGTACTTTCCAAAACTCAAACAAGGACAGATACTGGCCATTCCCATTGAATCAGGAGTGGAGAATCCAAGATGTGTGTATTGTGCAAAAGACATCAACAAACAGAACGAAATAGTAAGTATTGATCAAGCATGGTGATGGTGGGTTGCGATTCCCTAGGAAAACACAGGCGTAGCGAGCGAAGCGAGCGGAGCCAGCGATGATGATAGTGCAACATGACTACAGACTGTTTGAATTTGCAAGACAATTGCCATTTGATAGGGTACAGCGTGAACAACGTGAATTAGATCACGTGCATGAACGTGTGACGCGTTGGTTACAGGCAAGACCAAGTGAAGCATACACACTGACGTGCACAAGCGAACACTACCAGTTAGAGTTTGCAACAGTTGACACAGCACGTTTGTTTGTGTTATCATTTAGCGATCGTATAGACACACAGGGTGCGAGATATGAGTAAAATACCATTAAATCGTGTGCTTGCTGCAATTGACAGTAAAGACTATGATTTTTACACCGGGCTAACACCGGACGAGCAAAAGAGTGTTGCGCCTTTCTTGCTTAACCGTTATGCTAGTCTTGTGCAAGGCAGCGCAGAACTACACGCATACTATCTGTTGGCCACCAATCAACGTGTGAACACACAGTATTTTGAACTTGCACGACATCCTGATCTTGTGTGGAAACTGTTGTGCACTGTGAGTCCAGCCATGGGAACACAGCGTCATGTGTGGGTAGCAAACAAGAAACGACGGCAGGCAACTTCAGACCATCGCAAGTACATAGACAGTGTATACCCACAAGCACGACAGGATGAGCTAGACTGGCTGTACAGTGTGTGGAGTGCGGCGGATGTACGGGAACACAAACGACAGTCGGGCGACGCCATCACCTGAGGGTCCTCAGCAAAAACCAAAAAAATCGCCCTTGCGGAAAGAAAGCACATGCCCGAATTTCAGGCCCAGGTGGATTCTCTACCTATACCCCCGATGATTGTGAACGTTTTCAAAAGGTTGACAAACTCGCAACTTGTGTTAGTATATAAGTACTACAAGTCAACCGAACAACACCATGACAGAACTTTGCGATATAATACATGCTGCTGCTGTGAACCATACACCAGATCCAAAAGACTACGCATGCCAATACTGTGGCAAACGCTATCGTCGAGAAAGCACTCTTGCGGCGCATTTATGTGAGCGTAAACGTAGAGCACAGCAAGAACACGAACGTGGTGTAGTACTAGGATATACAGCTTACTTGAAGTTCTACGAACAGTCGCAGGGCAGTGCAAAGTACAAAACATATCAAGACTTTAGTGAATCTCCATACTATGGTGCATTTGTAAAGTTCGGACGTCACATGACAAACATACGTGCTATTAGAACAGATCTGTTTATTGAATGGATACTACGTGCAAACAAACGTTTGGATCATTGGTGTCGTGACGAATACTATCAAGAGTACTTGTACAATCACTTGCGCACGGAACACGTACAAGATGCATTGGAACGTACTATTAAAAACATGACAGAGTGGGCAGAATCACGTGAACACGAGTTCATGGATTATTTTCGCCAGGTTAACAGCAATCGATTGGTGCAAGACATAACAACCGGACGCACTAGTGCTTGGGTCGTATTTAATTGTGCTAGTGCACGTGATAGACTGGACACACTGAACGCAGAACAAATTGAATTGATCATTCCTTATGTTGATCCGGATTTTTGGAAGCGCAAATTTCAAGATCATTTTGCCGACACAGAATGGGTTAAACACATACTAGAACAGGCGGGCTTATGAAAATTCCTCTCACGCTTTGGCAAGGTGGCACACACGGTAATTTCCTCTTGAGATTGATAAGAATTGCTGCTGGCGATGTTGAAGATTTTGACATATTTGACAGCCACCGCGGCGCACACGCAGACCCTCGAGGAGAATTCTTTCGGGGCACGTTTTGGCAAGACACATGCAGGCACGGGCCCAACCCCGGGGAACAAGACTTTTGGGTGATGATAACACTAGAGCCTGAAGATTTATATGTTGCACAGTGGCATACGTTTTGGGCCGCGGGAGAAGTTGGTTTTGATGTTGTTGGATTTCGGCCCGCGGAGAGCGAACAGTTGGAGAGTTATTTAACTGCATGCGTTCACAATCCTGATTATAAATCCAGTCGACGAGCTAGTGCACAAGCCTTGCTAGAACATGTGCAGCATTTTGATCCCAGCGCAGACGGCGTAAGAGAAATGTTCAAGTGTTGTTTTCGCGACACTAACGGTATGATTGTTCGAGATCGCGAACGCCGCAGGACACTAAACATTCAACACTGTGTTCCTTTTGATGATTTATATCACCCCAATCGTGTGCGTGAGTGGATTCGGTTGTTAGTACAAGACCTAGGCTACAAGTACACAGTTGACATCCGGCATCATGCTGAGAGATTTGTTGAAAGAAAAAAACCCATACTAGCCAGTCGCGCTCGTGTACAACAAGCATTTCAAGCTTGGCGCCAGGGAGAACCCTATGGCATTCATGACTTTTGGTTATACGAACAAGCTTACTTAGAACACCTAATAGAACAACACACACAAACGGAAAGACCAATTAATTTTCCCCATGGATATCCACAATCAGTAGAGGCATTATGAATAAACCAGACATCGACATAGACTTTGCAAATAGAACACTGGTGCTCGAGCATGCACCAGCTACACCAGCTAGATTGGCTACGGGACGCAAGCACAACACAGGTGTATACTATGTAGATATACCACGTGCGCTAGATGGAGCTAGCACAATTGAGCATAAAACTGCCGAACGCTTGGGCTATTTTAAACTGGATTTTCTAAATGTACACGTATACGAACAAGTTGAAGATGAACAGCATTTAATTGAATTAATGCGTGAGCCCATGTGGGAACTACTACAAGCTCGAGAATTTTTTGAACAATTAATACACGTAGGTAAACACTACAACAGTTATCTGCGGATGCCAGAACCCATCGACAGTATACCGAGAATGGCAATGTTTCTTGCTGTAATACGTCCTGCTAAAAGACATTTAATTGGACGACAGTGGCATGAGGTAGCACAGTCAGTATGGGATCGTGCAGGCGAAGACAGCTATAGTTTTAAACGCAGTCACAGTGTGGCTTATGCACAATTAGTTGCAGTACATATGAATTTACTAGTGGAACAGTTAACTAAAAAACAGTTAACCGAAATAAATTGATAGACGATATAAAGCGAAATAAGTCAAATAATGTGCAGTTTGATCTGCCACATTTAACCACCACCAGGCAGTTGTTTGATTTTTTATTCCGAATTCGATCATTAAACGATGTTTAAAAAAATCCACGTGCCAATGCAGCAAATAATCCACAAAAGCTAATACAACAGCAACCGTTGGATCGAAGAGTGCTAGTGCTAGTATTAGTGTAAAAAAACCGTGTTGAGCATAGTGAATGTGGGCATTACTGAAATAATCGTGCTTTTTGATGCCTGTAAGCATGCTTTGTAAAACTAAATCTACAATGGCGTGCTTCACGAAGAGGCCGATTAGAAAAATCATTTGACTTTTTTCACTAGCTGTATATTACGTCTTTTACTTCTTTTTTTAGCTAAATCACAAATACTAGTACTAGGGCCTGTTCGAATTTCACAATCTTTTCGATTAAATGTAACTAAACATGTTTGAAATTCTTGAAAATCTTTTTTTAAAAATAAATTAATTGGAATAGTTCTATTGCTTTCCCACCACCAAACTTCGCCTAATTCTAAAAAACGTGCTTTTTGTTCATCTTTTAATCGTGCAAATACATATAAACTCAATACACTGTCGTCTAAATTCTGAACAATTCCCACATATTCTTCACCGCCGTATGCTACTAATGATAAAAAAGGATAATTATCGAATGCATTTTCTTCTAATTTCTTCAATTGCTATTCCTATAAATACATTACTATGACTGTTATTACTGGATATTTATATGCACAAACACACACTGCAGTTGTAACTGATACTGGAGTCACAAATATTATGAGTATGTTTTATACACCAAACATTAAAGTATACAGAGGTATAGACAATTACGTCCGAATTGAATTTAAAAATCGCGATCAAAAGCGGGTTGCGATGACAGATCACACTGCAACGATTGTCATACTTGATCAAGCCAACAGTGTTGCGTATTTAGAACGTGCGCTAACAGCACGTGATCCACGTCGTGGCTTGTTTGAAGCAGCGATTACACAAGCAGATTTGCTCAACCTAGACAGTAAATTTTACACGTATGCGCTTCGAGTAACAGATCCAGAAGGTAGAACAGCACCTGCTTATGCAGACGACAACTACAGTGCAAGTGGTACTTTAGAAATTGTGGAAGGTGTATATCCCACATTCGCAGCAAGCACCGTGGAAGCGTTTGCCAGTGGCGACACGGGCAGCACAATCAGTGTCCTGCCATACGTAAATCGCAATACTGCACAACACACAGCTCAGGTTTACTTTGGCAGTGCGTTCACAGGCACACTAACTGTACAGGGTTCGATTAATCCAAGCAATAGCATTCAAGATGCTGACTTTACAACTATAACTTCACGATCATACAGTGCTCAGACAGCGAATGACTATTTTAATTTTACTGGTGTTTACAATGCAGTGCGTTTCGTACGCTCAACTGTTGAGGGAACCATCAGTCAGGTGCTGTATAGACCGTGAAACTAGTTGGTTTTGGATGCAGTTTCACTTATGGAAGTGAACTACACGCACCCCAGATAGACCCCCGAGATCATTGGGCAAATACAAGATATAGAACCCAGCACACGTGGTTAGGCGTGCTAGCACGACTGTTCGCATGCTCCGTGGACATGAGAGCAGAGCCCGGAAACAGCAATTTTGCCATTGCACAGCAGGTAGCAGACTACTTCAATCGCTTGAGAAACAGCCAAGAACACATAGTGGTGTGTGTTGGTTGGACAGAAAGCTCGCGCATGAGCTGGTACAGTGATCGTTGGGTACACCTAGGTTTTGCACAGAACACGGACACTTGGCGTGCTAGTGCCAGAGAATGGCGAGCAAACGCCACAAACGACACCTATCAACAGTTTACTGACTGTGCTAAACTCATGGTTAACAGTATATGTCAAGCGCATGGAGTGCCCATTCTGCAGTTTAATGCATTGGGCACACACCCAGCCACAAGATATTCCAATTATTTCTTGGATGGCACAAGCATGAACAGCATGCTTGCGCAAGCAGAGCGTGAAGACAGTCGTTTGAATCTGTTTGCCAGTGGTGGCCATCCCAACGAACAAGGTCATGAATATTTTGCAATTAGGTTGCATGAATTTGCAAAAGAACGTATAATATAACAAATGAACGAAGTACAACAAACAGTTTTAGACAGTGTGCCTGCACGTGCTCGGCAGAACTCCAGCGGATGGTGGAGTTTCAATGCTGTGTGCTGTCATCACAATGGGGAAAGCGAGGATCGTCGCGGGCGAGGAGGAATTATCACAAACGGAGAAGCTGTGAGCTATCATTGTTTTAATTGTAATTTTAAAACAGGTTGGCAGCCCGGTAGACACATTGGTTTTCGATTTAGACGACTGTTAACTTGGTTGGGTGTTGATGAAGCAACAATAAATCGATTAAAAATAGAAGCACTGCGAATTAAAGAATATACAACAGCACAAGCACATGAAGAACAGGAATTTGTGCCTGAATTTGAACCTAGACCATTGCCGGACAGCACAGTTTCAGCTGAACATGCTCCTCGGCAGGTGCAAGAATATATTATTTCACGTGGATTAAATCCCAAAAATTTCTTATACAGCAACACACGACCTGCGGGAATGTGGAAAAGATTTATTATTCCTTGCACATACAACAATCAATTGATTGGTTATACTGCCAGAACCACTGATCCCAATAGTAAACCTAAATATCACAACAGTTACGACGGTGGATTTGTGTATAACATGGATAATCAAAATAAAGACAGACAGTTTGTTGTTGTCACAGAGGGAATAATTGATGCAATAAGTATTGATGGCGTTGCTGTCCTTGGCAATAGATGCAGTGATGATCAAGCACAATTAATTGATACGCTAGCACGTGAAATAATTCTAGTCCCAGACAGAGATCAAGCCGGGCAACAGTTAATAGATGACGCTATCGAATATGGATGGAGTGTGAGTTTTCCAGAATGGGAACCTGATGTTAAAGATATAAATGATAGCGTGGTGCGTTATGGAAAATTATTTACATTAAAAAGTATTTTAGATAATAAAGAAACAAGCAGTTTAAAAATTAATTTAAAAAGAAAGAAATATTTTTAATTAATTTATCTTTAATATTAAAAATAAAAGAAAAGAATCGAATTTATGGTATTTGGTATATAGAAAGATAAAAAATGAATAAAGAATATAGTACAGATTTACAGAAATTATTTTTAGAAATGATGCTAAATGATGCACAAAATTATGTGCGTGTACAGAATATATTTAATGTAGAAAATTTTGATAGAAGTTTAGTAGATACAGCAAAATTTATCAAGGAGCACAGCGACAGTCATGGAGCTCTCCCTACATATGAACAAGTTAAAGCAGTAACAGGTGTTGAATTAAAACCTGTACCTGAAATTACCGAAAGTCACAACGACTGGTTCTTAGCAGAGTTCGAAGGATTCACCAAGCGGCAAGAACTAGAACGTGCCATTCTCAAAAGTGCAGACCTGCTTGAGAAAGGCGAATATGATCCTGTTGAAAAGATCATCAAAGACGCAGTGCAGATCAGTCTTACAAAAGATATGGGCACAAATTACTTTGAAGATCCTAGAGCAAGACTTATGGCTCTTAAAGACAACAACGGGCAGATTAGTACAGGTTGGCCAACAGTAGATAGAAAACTGTTTGGCGGCCTGAACAAAGGTGAACTCAATATATTTGCGGGTGGATCAGGATCAGGAAAAAGTTTGTTCATGCAAAACTTGGCAGTTAACTGGGTCACAACTGGACTAAATGGCGTGTATTTGAGTTTGGAACTTAGCGAAGGACTCAGTGCTATGCGTATTGACAGTATGCTCACTAATGTGTCGACAAAGGAGGTGTTTTCAGACCTCGACACAGTTGAGATGAAAGTCAAAATGGTTGGCAAAAAAGCAGGCAACTTGCAAATCAAATACATGCCAGCTCAGAGTAATGTAAATGACATTCGAGCTTATTTAAAAGAACTTCAAATTAAAAATGGGTGGAAGATTGATTTTTTGCTTATTGATTATTTGGATTTGATCATGCCAGTTAGTGCAAAAGTATCACCGAATGATTTATTTGTAAAAGACAAATATGTGAGTGAGGAATTGCGAAATCTAGCAAAAGAATTAAATTGTGTTTTTGTTACAGCATCGCAATTAAACAGAGGAGCAGTAGAAGAAATTGAATTCGATCACAGTCATATTGCAGGAGGTCTCAGTAAAATTAATACTGCAGATAATGTGTTCGGTATTTTTACAAGTCGTGCCATGCGCGAACGTGGTCGTTACCAATTACAACTTATGAAAACACGCAGTAGTTCGGGTGTTGGTCAAAAGATTGATTTAGAATTTGATATTGAAAGCTTGCGCATTAAGGATCTCGGAGAAGATCAAGAAAATCAACAATTTAAAAAACAAAATGGTTCAATTTACGATCAAATTAAAAATAAAAAAGACGGTGTGATCGATCCTTCAGATGAAGACACTGGTAAAATTACTGCTAGTGTACAAAGTAGTAAACTAAAGGATATGCTTGCTGGATTAAAAGCTAGCGATTGAAAATAAAATGACAGAAACTGATAACGATTATTTTTGTGTACTTCCTTTTTTCGGAATGGAATATCGACAGACTTCAAAAACACATTGTTGCTTTTTGCCTATGTTTTATGACATAGACGAGATTAGAAACGATATGATAAGCGGTAGAAGATCTAAATGGTGTAGTGCATGTTGGAAATTAGAAGATAGTGGTATTACAAGTGACAGACAACTAAAAAATGCAGCACTGGATTTTTATTGGGATAGAGATATAAAGTTTATACAACAGGATGTAGCCGAAG